GGGCCATGTTTCTCTCAAATATTCATCAGTTATTTGAAATAAGATTAACTGTCTTATATTTGTGCTTAAAATCGCATATAATACGTGTTATGTTCCACGTGGAACATCGTGATTGTTTCACGTGAAACATTAAAAACTGCGTGTGAAAAATTAGATAGGGACCCCTATGAGTGTGGCAAAAAATGTATTGTTAGAAGAGAAAAAACTGAAGCTTGAGCTTCGGCTTGCGCAGCTTGAGAAGAACGAGAAGTGCCAAGATGATTTTTTAACTTTTGTTAAAACAGTTTGGCCCGATTTTATTGCAGGTAGGCACCATAAAATCATTGCTGAGAAGTTAGATCGTGTAGCTCGTGGCGAGTTAAAGCGTCTTATTATCAACATGGCACCGCGGCACACGAAGTCTGAGTTTGCATCCTTCTTGTTTCCGGCATGGATGATGGGCCGTAACTCTAAAATGAAGATTATTCAGGCAACGCACACGACAGAGTTGGCAGTAAACTTTGGTCGTAAGACAAAAAACTTGATTGAGAGTGACGAATTTAAAGAAATATTCCCGGAAGTTAAGCTTGCTGCGGACAGTAAGGCCTCTGGGCGGTGGGACACGAACAAAGGTGGTATGTACTATGCGGTAGGTGTTGGCTCAAACTTAGCGGGTCGTGGTGGTGATTTAGTGATTATTGATGATCCGCACTCTGAGCAGACTGCTATGAGCAGCAGTGGCTTTGAGGATGCTTGGGATTGGTACACAGGTGGTCCTAGACAGCGTTTACAGCCGGGCGGGTCGATTGTATTGGTTCAAACTAGGTGGTCTGAGAAGGACATGACGGGCCAATTACTACGGGCCATGGCCAAAGACCCACTTGCCGATCAATGGGAGGTTGTGGAGCTACCTGCAATTTTCGAGGATGGGACTCCGTGCTGGCCAGAGTATTGGAGTTTAGATGATCTGACTGCGGTTAAGGCGTCAATTCCTCCGTCTAAGTGGAACGCGCAGTATCAGCAAAATCCTACAGGTGAGGAAAATGCGATCATTCGTCGTGAGTGGTGGAAGTTGTGGGATAAAGAGCGGGTCCCCCATTTAGAATATGTGATTCAAAGTTACGATACTGCTTTTAGTAAGAAAGAAACGGCTGACTATTCTGCGATCACAACGTGGGGGGTATTTTATCCCAATGAAGGTGGTTCGGGTCCTAATTTAATTTTGTTAGATAGTCAGAAAGGTCGTTGGGACTTTCCGGAGCTAAAGCAAGTTGCGCTTGACAACTATAAGTTTTGGGAACCAGATACTGTTATTGTTGAGGCGAAAGCTTCAGGGACCCCTTTGACGCAGGAATTAAGAAATATGGGAATACCTGTTGTAAACTTTACACCGAGCCGTGGTAACGATAAGGTGAGTAGAGTTCATAGTGTATCACCTTTATTTGAGGCTGGTATGGTTTGGGCCCCCGATGAAACTTTTTCTGACGAGTTGATAGAAGAGGTCGCGGCGTTTCCGAATGGGGAACATGATGATTTGGTTGATAGTATGACGCAGGCGCTTATGCGCTATAGACAAGGTAATTTCGTTCAACTGCCAACAGATGACTGGGAAGATGAAGAAAATTCTGCTAAAGTGAAAGCGTATTATTAACTTTTTTTAATGGAAGGCCCACCGAATGAATAGTGCAGCCGTAAATCTTGGAGCAGGCGGTTTCGTCTCTTACTTTGAAGACGGTGGTGCTGCTGTCACTCTCGGAGAACTACTTGAAGGAACCGAGGAAGATGGTATCTATGTAGAACCCGGAGGTCAAGCACCTGAGTTAGCGGGACGTATGGACATGCAAGTAGTCCCTGAAAGGGGTGTGACTGAGCAAGGTCTGGGTACGTTCTTCAAAGATCAACTTGTTCCTTTTATGGGCCGAGAAGAAGCCACACAGTTTGATGCTAACAAGCAAGACGAGATGCGGGCCTCTGGTCGTCCCGGACAGGAGTCTCAAGAGATATATTATCCTGAAGGCGATCCTTTTTTCAAACAATTAGAAGAATATGGTTACCCTCCTGTTCAAAGTCCTATAGACGGTCCGAACCGTCATGCGCGGCCCATGGGCCGAGAAGACATGCCTACGCCACAAGAACTAGAAGATGCACGAGCCCACGCTCTTGGAACAGGTATGGTTGCACGTGAGTATGGTCCTAATACCGCAATGCGTGTTGGAGACATGGCCGAAGATTTTAGTAGTTCGAACAGAAGACANCGTGCTATGGATAAGAGAAACAATGCAGTAGGGGCATCTATTATACGTCAGGCCGGAATAAATATGACACCTGCACAACTTGCTGGACGGGTTGATGCTACAATATTTAAACAGTTAGATGCAATTATGCAACGAGAAGGAGATGAAAGAAGGTTTGGGAGCCCAGAAGAGGGCCCTGATCTATACTTCCCAAGGGATAAGTATGGTTATTTCATCTCGGATCATTAGGAGTAACAATGGCAAATGGTAAACCAAATGCAGGATTGATGGATGTACCATCTCAATTAGACCCGGAAGATTTAGCGGCGGAAATTGAGTTGGAATTACCGGATAGTTCAAACATTGTTATGGCAGAAATTGAAGCCAGTGATGTAGGTTCTATTGAGATTGTACCAGAAGACGATGGCGGTGTAGTTGTTGACTTCGATCCACAAGACCAGCGCGGTAAAAATGACGATTTTTATGCTAACTTAGCAGAAGAGATACCAGATCGAGAGCTTTCTAGAATATCCAGTGATTTACTGGGGGAGTTTGACGCTAACAAAGCCAGTCGTCAAGAGTGGGAAGATGCCTACACTAATGGTTTAGAGTTACTTGGTTTTACTTACGATGAGCGCACACAACCTTTCCGTGGAGCCTCTGGTGTAACTCACCCTTTACTTGCAGAAGCAGCCACACAATTCCAAGCACAAGCTTTTAACGAGCTTTTACCTGCTGCGGGTCCTGTTAGGACGGTGGTTATGGGTAAAGAAACCGCGGGCAAAGCACAACAAGCCTCGCGTGTTAGACAATTTATGAATTATTACATCACCAATGTTATGGAAGAATACACTCCAGACATGGATCAGATGTTGTTTTATCTCCCATTAGCGGGTTCTACGTTTAAAAAGACTTATTACGAAGAGACGTTAGGTAGGGCGGTATCTAAGTTTGTACCTGCGGAGAACTTAGTCGTTCCCTATGAGACCGCGGACCTCGAAACATGCCCTAATATTACACAAGTTGTTCGCATGTCACTTAATGATTTGCGTAAGAGACAGATTGCAGGAGTATATTTAGACGTTGAAGTTATTCCGGCTCAAAGAGAAATGTCTTCTTTGGAGGGCGAGCTAGATCGCATAGAGGGTATTGAGCCTAATCAGATTGATTATGACTGTACTATTTTAGAGTGTCACGTTGATTTGGACTTAGAAGGCTACGAAGAAGTTGATGAAGAGGGTGAGCCTACAGGAATTAAGGTTCCTTACACAGTAACAATTTCAGAAGACAACGGTCAGGTTTTATCTGTTCGTCGTAACTATCGTGAAGAAGACGAGTTAAAAAAGAAAATACAATATTTCACACACTATAAATTTTTACCCGGTTTTGGTTTTTATGGTTTGGGTTTAATTCACACAATTGGCGGTTTGTCACGAACTGCCACATCGGCACTGCGACAGTTAATCGACGCTGGTACGTTGTCCAACCTCCCTGCGGGATTCAAAGCCCGCGGACTACGAATCAGAGATGACGATGACCCGTTGCAGCCCGGAGAGTTCCGCGACGTGGATGCTCCCGGAGGGGCTATTCGTGACAGCCTAATGCCGTTGCCTTTCAAGGGACCGGACCAAACATTATTTAATTTGCTTGGTTTTGTAGTACAGGCCGCACAACGGTTTGCGACGATTACGGACCTTAAAGTTGGAGAAGGTAACCAACAAGCGGCTGTAGGAACTACTATGGCTATGATGGAGCAGGGCTCTCGTGTAATGAGTGCTGTCCATAAGCGTTTGCATTATGCAATGCGCCAAGAATTTAAAATTTTAGCACGTGTTATGTCTGAAAGTTTGCCACAAAAGTATCCGTATAAGGTTGCGGGTGGTGATGAAGAGATAATGCGAGAAGACTTTGATGATCGCGTAGATGTATTACCGGTCAGTAATCCAAACGTGTTTAGCCAAGCTCAACGTATTATGTTAGCTCAAACTAAACTTCAATTAGCTTCGCAAGCTCCTGAAATACATAACATTAATGAAGTGTATAGGGACATGTACGAAGCGTTGGGCGTTACAGATATTGATCGTATAATGAAGGCAGTCCCAACAGATGAGCCTAAACCTATTGATCCTGCGCAAGAAAACATAAATGCTTTGGATATGCTTCCGTTACATGCGTTTGAAGGTCAGAACCACATGGCACATATAACTGCACACTTGGTCTTTGGTGCCTCGCCTACCGTAGGTGGTATGCCTCCGGTAGCTATTACATTACAAAAACATGTAATGGAACACGTACAAATAATGGCTAAAGAACAAGCGGCTGTTGCATATTTACAACAAGTTCAACAAAAAGGTGGTCAGCCTGCCTCTGATGAAGAAATGTTAGAAATAGAAAAAATGACTGCACAATTTGTTGCGGATGGACTACAGCAAGTTAAACAGCTATCTGGTGAGTTATCTGGTCAGGGCGCACCTGATCCGTTAATCGCGTTGAAAGAACAAGAGTTGCAGATGAAGTCTGAATCCGATCAAGCAGATAATCAAATAGATCAAGCAAAAGTTGAACTAGATGCTCAGAACCAACAAATGCGAGCGTCACAGTTTGATCGTCGTCTCTCTTCCCAAGAAGCACAGACACAAGCTAGAATACAATCTGCAATGGACAGAGAAATATTAAAACAGCGAGGCAATCAATAATGATAGGTAAGAGCTTAAACTACGCTTATCCAACCGTTTATGCAGATGGTGGGCCTGTTTTAGCCGTTCCTCCACGAGATGTTCAGCTTCAATTTACACCAGAACAGCAGCAGCAAATGGATGAGGCTAATGCTAGACGGATTGCCGCAGAAGCTTCCAGTGCTAAGTCTAAGGCAGAAAGCGCCGCCATTAGAGCAGCTAATCCTAATATAGATTTTAGTGACGAAGGTTATGCAGCAGCACTTGCTGATGCTGAAGCTTATTTAGCTTCAAAAGAGGGAATAGCCGCCGCGGCTTACACTCCGACTTACACTCCAACTTCACCCTATACCCCGGCGGAAAGTGTACCTTATACTCCAGTAGAGTATGATACAGAATATAGTTCTATGCCTGAAATATCTATAGAAGATGCCTTGGGTGATAATGCAGGACAAGATGCTTATCAAGCTCATGTGCAACAAATGCAAATGCAGCCAGCCGTAATGCCACCTGCGCAAAATTTCTATACTCCACCCGAACAATTGGGATTGGGGTCGTTTATGCCTGATATAATAGCGCAACAACAGCAGGCAGGGTACTTAATGTCATCAGTGCCGCCGCAAAACGTTTTTAACAGAACATATGTAACAAATAATGAAGGAGACAATTAAAATGGCAATGAAACCACGCAAGATTAAAGTAAACGGTTCCGCTCCAAAAGACGGACCAAAAGCAGTGCCTTATGCACAAATAGATAAGCAGGGCCGTATACCTTACGGTAAAACTGCTGAAGTTAAAGTATCGACATCAGCGTCTGGTACTTTTGCGGCACCAATTAAAAAGGAAACCGCTCGTGGCATGGGTGCTGCGAAAAGAGGCGGAAGTTATATAGGCTGCTAAGATGCCTTTTTTAGGAGTTTGTAATGGTAGATTTTAAACGTTTTATAGAAGAGCCTGTAAGAGGTCTCGGTGGAGGTCGTTTTAACCCCAACCCGCCACAGCAAGCCCCAATTCCGATGCCTGCTCCTATTCCGATGCCTGCTCCTATTATAAATCCTTATGACAATCCGTTGTTTAGCGATCCGGGATTAGGTAGCGAAGGTGGAGGTATTCAGCCGATGCCTATGCCGCTACCAAAGCCGATGCCTGTCCAACCGATGCCGATGCCAAAGCCGATGCCTGTCCAACCGATGCCGATGCCAAAGCCGATTCCAAGGCCACAACCTGTACCTATACAAGGACCTCCTCCTGTTGTTATTTCTGATCCTGCACCTGTGCCGATGCCACAACCTGCACCAATGCCGAAACCGATGCCTATGCCCCAGCCGGTTCCTGTAAAAGGACCTCCTCCGGTTGTTATTTCTGATCCTGCACCTGTGCCTCCAAAACCAGCACCAGCACCGATTCCTGCTCCCTACGACGATTCAAACATTTATAACCCGCGTGTACCGGGAGACATACTTCCGGGCGGACCGGGTGGCATACTTCCGGGTGCGCCTATTCCGAATCCGCAGCCTGTACCGCAACCGATACCGCAGCCGATACCTGTGCCTCCGAAGCCCCCAGTTCCGGCACCTTACGATGATTCAGGCAATCCGCCACGTGGTCCCCGTGATCCTCGTGAACCTGTACCCGTTCCGGTTCCGCAGCCAATTCCGCAGCCAATTCCGCAGCCTGTGCCAGTGCCTCCGCCAGTTCCGATGCCTGTGCCTTCGCCTGCGCCTATACCGACGATTCCTGCACCTTTTGATGATTCAGAACCGATGCCTCGTGGTGGTGGACGTGGACCACGTGACGGAGGATTACCGC